TGGCTGGAAGTATCGCTTTAACTTTTAGCAATCTAGCTTTATAATCAAATATATTTATAATATAGTTTTTATAGTAATCTTCAAATAAACTATTCACTACTCCTTGACTTGTTGCTACACTTAATTCCAAACCAAAATTTATAGAATGTTCTGTACCACTTATTAAAGTGTCTGTACCAAATCTTCTGTAAGTTGTATGTGAACTAACTGAATTTCCATTTTTAAAATGAAACGTAGGACACGTTTGCACCGCAGTAGAGCTATATTCATACAAAATAACTGGTGCTGGTATAAACGGATTGAAGTCTGTCTTAACACAATATGCCACATTTAAAGCATTTGTACCATTACCAGCGATTTTACTAAATAAGAAATCATTAAACGGAACTTTAATATCGTAAGTTGAACCATCGGCATCGTACTCACTTAATAAATCGCCATAACTTCTACCAAATAAACCTAGAAAGTTAACTGAATTTATACTATCGTTTTTTGCATATAAGAAATTGATTTTATTGTAAGGTTTTACTCTTTCTATATCTATGTTATCTACTACAATGTACGGAGTAATATCAATTGTACCGCCATAAGCATAGTAAGTTTCTAGTTGCTCAACTATGTAAACATTTTCTATCTCTGAATAACAAGTTAGATTAAACAATTTTAATATTCCACTAAAAAACTCCTCAATTTTTATGTTAGGCATATACTCACTTAATTGTAAGTTAGCGGTTGGAGTAGTTTGTATTGGTGCATTAACATCAAAAGTATAAAACCCACTACTCCCTACAATATTATATTCGCTATAACAATTAATTAAAGCATCAAAAGTCATTGGTTGATAAGTACCTATAAAAAATTCAAAATAATCTCCAGTACCAAATCTAATAGTTGTATTGTCTATTGAAAATTGCACACCTACTCCAGCACTAGAAGTTTGAAATGGAGATAAAAAAGTCAAAGCCCCGTTTCTATAAATATAAACTCTATATTGAAACCCAGACGCACTTGGTACAATAGTTAGGTTTGCCTCTTTAAAATCAAATGGATAGTAACCGCCATAAAAAGCGGGTGCATCAATATTGGTTAATCTTTGATTTGTTAAATTAAATGAATATCCAGTTTCTGGAACTTCTCCAGTTGCATCAAAATTTATTCTAACTGCGTTTTCTTTTTGTACAAATATATCAGTATTCTTAAGCCACAAATAAGCATTTTTAAATTTATCAGAATTTAAAAAAGGGGTTGCACCCAAACCTTTAAAAGTTATTCCGTATTGTGATTGTATAATATCAAATAAAGTTTTTACTCTTAAAGCTGGAAATAACTCCTCTGTATGTATTGCGTGATTATTTTGTGAAATATCATCGTTGCTTCCAGCAGTATTATTCCATAATCTTTGAGATGATATTAAAGGGTACTTTACATTAGCATTTGAATAAGTAGTCACTTTGCTAATTACATCCGCACCACTATAATATGTATCATAAGCAGTTGTGTCTAAGTCTTTTAGAAACTCATTATTAAAAGTGTCTTTTAAAGAAACTAAAGAACCAAAAAATGTAACAGAATAACTTTGAGGTCGCCCATCTATCATATTAATTTTCTCTAGTTGAATTTTACCTCTTCTAAATAGTTTTGTGTCTATATTAATATAAGCATCAATTCTCTTTCTACTATCAAAACCATTGATAATTTTATTTTCATACCAATGTTTAAAAATACTATTATTATTTGGATCGGCTGGTATAGTAAAAGTTTGAGTAAAGTCAGTAAATACTTTTGATATATCATTTATATTTTGAATAGACGAAGTAAACGAAATCTTTTCATCTGTGAATAGATTTAATTCTCTAAACTCATAATTCAAAGCAGTATTAACAATGTAATTATCTGCAGTTGGAGTACCATTAAAATATCCATCTGCAGTAAATTTAGTTGTGTCAGCTCTGTAATCTGTATTGATTTGATTTTTAAAGCCCTTTATGTAAATTTGGACTACATTCATATTACGTTGTTTATAGCATTGAATTTATATTCAAACTCAAATGTGTAGTTAATCATTTTCTCTTTTAGTGTTTTCTTTAATACCGAACTTTTAGTTTTAAGTACTACTGGAACTTTGTCAATTAAAATAGTCTCACTAAATAATAATTGCTCTATTAGTATTTTTGTTTTTTCTGGAACCCAGCCAGTATTCAATTTAATTCCTTTTCTACCATTTGTATTGAAAGTTTGTCTTTGCCCTACATGAATATCATAGTTAAAAGGTTGAGCAAATCTATAATCGGTATTAGTCATATCAACTTTCTCCTCACTATTCCCCATACAATATAGAAACTCCCAACCGCCTAGCTTATTTATAAATGACAATTCTTTTACTGGATATTTTGGAGTACACAAAGGGTTCATAATGTGTTTAAAAACTTCTATATACTCATCGTTTGCTACATCGTACTGGTACAAAATAACATAATATGGTTTTGTTCTAGTAATGTTTAAATCTCTCAAAGGCATTCTTATCATTTTAACTCCACTACTTAAAGTTGTGATTTGAACAAACGTACCAACCGAACCATCTAAATAATAGTATTGAATAAAATAGGTAAAATTATTTTCATTTGCTAAATCTTGAACTAAAAAATCAACGTATGGATAAATACCATTATCATTTGGAATATTTATGTAGTAATCGTTTTCTGCATAACTATTCATAACTGGATATATACCATTCATTAAAGGGTAGATTAAAGCACTACTAATAGCAAAGTTTCTCCCTTGTGTGTATTCAGTATATCCATTAACACAAATATAAGTTTGACCGCTTCCCTCTGCTTCAATCCATTCGGGGTCTTCAATAGTGGTAGCCCATTCTACAATTACTTTAGCATAGCACCAATGGTTGTAACTCTCTTGCGAATTATAATTTGAATAAGAAGTTGGAAATGTAGGATTGATAAATTCTAAACATTCATTTGAAATATTAAAGTACCCTTTTGTTTGCGTTGGAGTAGGAGGGTAAAAATAAAATTCATAGGTAGGTGTAGTAGGCAATATATTTGGCTCATTCCAAAGATATAATTTGCATCTAGCTTGTTTTAAATTCGTGCCATCAACTTGAAAAGTATAAGGACTTCTTACAAATAATATATTCATCTCTTTTTTAAATTTGACTTAATAATAAAATCTATTGTGGATTGCACATCAAAGGCAAACGCTTGACTAATCTCTTGGGGTAGTAATGGTATGTTCTTTTTTACTGCATCAGATAGAAAATTTGTAGGTGCTATACCTTGATGATAAACCGCTTCCCTAACCGCAAACGGACTTAACCCTTTAGCAGTACTCCATTCTACAAAATGCTCCACACTAGGCTTTACTCCCTCTTTATAACTAAAAGGACTTTTACCGCCTTTCTGTTTCCACATTTTACCTTTGTTGTCTGTTCTTTTAAATGTGCTAGTAGTTTTTCTAACTCCTCCTACTCCTCTAACTCCTTTGTCTATAAATGCACCATAATCATTTAAAGTAATTCCTAACTCCAAACTATTCTTTGAAAACTTAACTCCGCTGGAACGTAAACTATTATTTAAGTTTCCAGAAAAATTGCTATTTGATTTGTTTAAATTATCTTTAGCATCAGCTATTAATTTATCTCCAAAATCATCTACTGCTTTCTTTAAATAGTTAAACTTTAGCATTTGTCAATATCGTTAGGAACTGAAATACTAAATGTAGTTTCGTAACCTACAAGCATATTTTCTAATTCTTTGTTTATTACATCACTTTGTGGATTGCCTTCTAGTTGCCAACTATTATCATAAATCATACTTGTTCTTAATCTAGCAATAAATCTATTGACTACAAATAATTGATTGCTTAAAATGAACATAGTATTATCGTTTCCAAAGAAGTCAGTTAGTTCTACACTACTATCATAATATCTCCCCATAAGCATTTCGCTTGGCTCTTTTGATATATCGGCAATATCTAAATTGAATAATGTAAAGTTAAAACTCAAATTATTTTCATTGTGTGTTACATTATTTAAAGTCAAGTGTGCTAACGGAAATATCGTTTGCTTTAGCAAATCAACTTCTGTAAGAGTACCAGCAGTAACTCTGTTTACAAAAGGGTTTGTTTCTAATTCATCTTTAAATAAATCAAAAACTAAATACAATGCTTCTACTCCTCTTAAACTTCTATTTGGCATTTCTTATTTTTTTAAGTTGTTCTTCTTCTTTTTTTCTTTTGTCAATCTTGTAACATAAATTGTTTAGACAAGTATGAATATTTAATTTAACTACCTCTGCGATTTTAGTAATATCTCCCCCAGCAAGTTCATCGAGTGTTGAATACCAACCCCACTCTCTACTAAATCTAGTTGCTTCTTGAAACTCATCTTCGTCGCTTCTTCCTCCAAATACTTGGTGATATATCTCGCACAATCCATCCCTAAATTCCAAAAAAAAACCATAGCACCTATGACCGCATCCATTGGCATTTGCATTATAGCATCGTGGTATGTATCGCCTTTGTAATCTTCTACCAAATATTTATCCTTACGTTTCAAAGTTACTGGTCTGTATAAAACTCCCATCGCAATATGTATCGTTTCCCAATCAGATATATTATTATTTAAGTCTAGGAACTCGCCCCAGCACATTGTATCTAATTTTGGTAACCAGCCGAACTCAATATTACCTACTTTAAAAAATTCTACCCTTGCTGGTTCTTCTAACAATACATCCTTAATGGTAGATGATATTTCTAACACTGCAGTCAATTCAATATTCATTACTTGTTGATTAGTCAAGTTGCAAAATATTTCTAATAACTTTGTATTAAGATAAGTATCTGGTAATTTTTCTTCTTCTATTACTTTTAATTCTCTTAAATACATCACATACTTTTCTAAAGTTATGTCTGCAAGAGAAGTTGGAACGGATATTTTCATATATTAAATTTTATTATATAACGTAAGATAATTTCTTTTGTGAGCAAATGTGTGTAAATTAAAAAAGAGTACCGCAAAGTACCCTTAAAATTATTTTAATCGCTGTTCTTTGAAGTATGCCTTTAAGTATAAATCAAACCAATATTGTTTACTTGCTCTTGTGCAATTAAAATACTTATTAAATAAATAGTCAGATAGGTTTTTCATCGTACTGCATACTTACCATAATTTGGTCTTGCTAACTTATCATACAAAGCATAACGAACCGCATCAATGGTATGATTAAACATATCAACTGGAGTGTTTAAAACTATTCCGTTTTTATCTTCTGCCCATTTATAGTTTTTGAACTCTTTAATCATATTCAAACTGTCTCTTGTAATATGAATTTTGTATCGCTTCATCATATCAATTCCAATATTAATACTACCTTGACCTTTAGTGGCTGGTTTAATATTCCAACCCATACGATATAATTCCTCGATTGACTTTGGCTCAGCACTATCTGCAAATATTTCTTTACGTTCTACACCCAGCAGTCTCAAATGATTATCAATATCTCGGTTAGTCAATCCAGTTTTGAATAACAACTCTTTGAGGTATAAGTCATCGCCTTGCTTCCATACTTCTACTAAAGTAGTCGGATCGTTCGTGAACCCAAAGTCCATTCCAAATGAAAGGAATGTTGCAGTCTCTGGTATATCCGCACAATCATTTACTCTGAAGATAATTGACTGACTGGCTCCGACTTCTCCTAGTCCGTAAACTTTCCAATAGTTTGGGTCTATGTCTTTTAGTCTTTCTATCTCTGCTATAATATCTTCTGATAAAAATTTATTATTCTTGTAGGTAGTGATAAAGAAATCTGCATCTTCTCTAGGTTTAATCTTATCATATATGAAATGAAACTCATCACTAGGGTTGTAATCTAAAATTATCCTACCAGTAGTCCTAAAGATAAGTTGTTGCCAATCCTCAAATGTAATCTCGTTAGCTTCATTTATGTAAAGCAAATCTCTTTTTCTACCCCTAATCTTTGTCGGCTTATCAAGTGATATGAACTCAATAGTGTTTCCTTTAAACTTAAACTCGCTGGAAGATTTATTGTGTAAACTTTCATCGTACAATCCGTTTGTTTTAAGTATCTCAAAGAAATCTCTCATAGCAGTTGCCCGAAGTGCTGGATAAGTCTTACGACAAATGGTAATAATCTTACCCTTGTTTTTTGCACAATAATCGAATATTATCCACATCAGTATATTATAAGTTTTGCCCGATCGTGTACCGCCTTGCTCAATGATAATTCTCTTATTAGAATTGGATAAATGCTTCCAGACTATATTTGTTTTTATATCTTTCATTCAATTACTTCTACTCGGAATGAATTATTATCCTCTCCGTTATCCATTTCAACTCTCTCAATATACCCACGTTTCTTTCCTTTAGTTTTTAAAAAGAATATCGTAGCAGATGTATTTCCCTCAGCAATTTGCTTATGTAACTGGCTTTCCGCAAAGTCTAAAGTCATATTGTCTATATCAGCACATTGCTTTTTATAGTCTGCATCTTCTTCCATCCAACGATAGTGCGTCCAACGTGCTATGCCTACCATTTTACAAGCGGATGAAACTATGCCTAAAGTTTTCTCCAACGCTTCAATCATTCCCTTTTTTAATATGTCACTATTTGCCATAATTATTATTTATAAATTAAGTTATATTCGTCTACTAGATATTGAATTAAACACAAAGCATCAAACGAATTTATTACCTCGTGTTTAGCTTCTATATTGTTTATTCTTGTCTGTATTGATTTTAAATGTCTGTCTGATTGTTTGCTATCTCTCCTCAATCTTCCTACTACTCCGTCGTCTGTAATCTTTATAATAATTGGATTGGCTTTGTCTATAAACTTTCCATTAGTAAACCTATCCCCCTCAGCTATTAGTATTTTTCCTTTAGTGTGTTCTAGAAACGCATCAACATCGGTCATTACAGACATCGACAATCTGTCGGTACCTTGATACATTGAGCCATCGTATTTCCCCAGCACAATAATTCTATTGTCTGTATGATAATATATTTTACCTATCTTTTTTCTATGTGATAAAACGTAGTACTGAATTAGTTTTTCCATTACCCAAGTCTTACCAGTACCGCACATTCCTATTAGTAATATTATCATTGTCTGTTTTTTATATAATCGTTATAATCATTATCAAAGCACTCCCAATCCTTGTTCATCATTATTACTTCTCCAGTAAGTCGGTAATGATTTTGTTTTGTCTTATGTACTCCGAAGTCTGCTCTGTTATCTTCTAGTCTAAGTTCTTTCGGTAAGTATTTTACTCTCGACTCCCAAAACAAAGGTAATTTTCTTTTCCATTTACTCTCTGCATATTTTATTCTCTCGTAGAACATATCATTGTAAACATTCGGGTATCTTCTGTTTGGTCTATGCCATGACTTGTAACAACATAAAGTAGTTTCTAAAGTAAAGTATGATAAATCTTCGTGTGGAAATCTTTCTTTGGCTTCTTTAAGAAGTAACTCTCCTTCCATTTGCAACCAAGTTAATGTAAAGTTATCATATACTACTTCTGTTTTATACCAATCAAGATCATCTCGCCCCAGCACTTTACACAATCCGTTTCTGTGAGACTTGCTTCCGCTAATATCATCTAGGAATAAACTATCGCAATCTATATTTACTCCAGCTATCTTAAGAAATTCAAGGTAACTAAAGGTTGCCAGTCTACCAAATGAACTGAAATAGTTTATAACTGTAGTCCATAGTTTATTAAAGTTTGTAAACTTATCATTTGGCTCTTGGCTCATCTCAAAGAACTCCTCTTGTGTTTTCCCATTTAAAACTTCTATGTAATTCTTTATGCAATCTTCAAAAGAATTCTTTACATATCTTCTGTCTGTATCCCAGCCAAGTTTATCATAATTTGTTCTATACCAGTTACTGAACTTTGGTAAGTCAATTTCATTTAAGTTTGGTATCTGTTCCCAAATAAGAAATGTAGTAATTACATTTTGACTACAGCCATTGATATAACAGAACCATAACTTTTGCTCTTGTGTCATTTTAAACTTATCAAAGATAAAAGGGAATACATAATACACCGCACCAGCGTGTCCTTTATTCTTTAAATGGAACTCATAGAACCTTAAAAATACTTCACGTCTGTATTTAGGTTCACGAAAATCCATTCCGTATTTCAATTCTTTTACTTCTTCTTGATTATTCAATTCACAATATCTACCTATCATACTCATAGAATTTTTTATTATCTTTCAATTAATAACAAAATACATACCACGTAATAAAAGTGCTTTAAAACGCTTTATTTTACCTCTCAGTACTATGTTGGAATATACGTAGGTTCGTTACCTACTACCCAAAATAATGTCTTGTCATTCATATATTTATCAAACTCACTTGGCTTTGACTTCATATAATTAAATACTTTGCCCTCATATCTCGGATGCAATTCTATTCCTTTGTAATCAAATGGCATCCAACATTCGTAAGTACAGAAACCACTTCCGTTTAAATTGTGATGCAATACTTCTATTCCAGTTTCGTTTCTCTCTTTAAAAAAAGTATAGTCAAACGCTTTGTTTAAATCTACCCCCAGCACTCCGCTAATTATTTTAAGTCTGCGTGGTATGTAATCTAAATGATAACTTCCGTTGTTTCCAATTCCCATTAATAATATTCTCTTTAATGCTTTTGGCTTCTGCAAGGCTATGCCATAAAGAATTGAA